AATATTAAAAAAAAATTTAAATAAAAATTTAAATTTAATAAAAAAAAAAAAAACATTTTAAAAACAATAAATTTTATAAAAAAAATGGAGATTTATGACCCATTACATGGAATTATTGAGATAGATGAATTATCCAAACGTATTATCAATACAGAAGAATTTCAACGTTTAAGAAATATTAAACAATTAGGTTGTTGTTATTATGTCTTTCCTGGTGCTTCCCATAATCGTTTCGAACATTCATTAGGAGTATACCATTTAGCAAAGAAATATGTAAGTATTTTAAATAAAGAAAAAGATAAAGAATATTTCAATGAATCAGAAGAACGTTGTGTAAAAACCGCGGGATTAATCCATGATATTGGTCATGGACCATTCAGTCACTTATTTGATGATTTATTACCTGAAGAAAAAAACCATGAATATAGATCTGGTGAATTATTTAAATTAATGAATCAAAAATATTCACTAGGTTTTTCAGAGGATGAAATTACAATGATTCTAGGTATGATATATCCTGAAAAAGCAATAATACCTGAAGAGAAAAAATATTTATACCAGATAGTTTCAAATCAAAATGGTATAGATGTAGATCGTTTTGATTATATCATGCGGGATATCAAAATGATTGGATTAAACTACGGAATTGAGTATGAAAGAATTATGAACAGATCTAAAATCGTCGGGGGAGGGATTCATTATTCTGAAAAAACAAAAACACATATCGAAGACTTTTTCAGAACAAGGTTTATCATGTATAAAGAGGTTTATAATCATCATTCTGTTAGAGGGATTGAATATATGATGAAAGAATTTATTAAAGGTATTGAACCTGTTTTCGGAATTAAAGATATTATCTTATCAGATAATTGGGGTAAATTTATTGAATTAACAGATTCATTAATTGATATTATCTATTTTATTCCCACGAACCATGACATTAAAGAACTAATTAATATCCTACATAGAATTAAGACAAGGAAAACTTATAAATCCGTTGGATATATTGTGACAAATAATTATTATATGATCCATCAAGATTCTAGTAAGATTATCGTTGATTCTGTAAAGGTTAAATATTATGGACAGGAAAAATGTATTTATTATAAAAATGGTAAGAAAATATATTCATATTTAGATGAATCAAAAAATAAGGATGAATATATTCTCAATGTCTTTTATAAGGAAAAAGAATACAAACAGGAAGCTAAAAAATTATTAGAAACGTCTTCCAATAATTAGATCTATTCTCCTTCTATCACATCCTCTTCTATTTCATCATCTATAAAGTCATTTTCTATTGAATATTGAGACATATTCTCATATAAGAATTTAAATACAGGGACATTATTGATATTTGTATCCGTGATTAGTCGTGGTGCTAAAGACATTGTTTGTAGTTCTTGAATCAATAATTTCATACAATATGGTAAGTTAACCATTACTTTATCCTCTTTTTTATCATCATATGATAGTAATCCGGATTTATTGTCAATCTGCATTTTATATGCGTCAGAACGTTCCATAAAAGATTCTTTCATGAATGAAGAAATACCATGACCTATCATTGCATCGCGTTCCATCTCACCAAGCCTTAGACCACCATTATTTGCTCTTCCCCCAGCAGGTTGTCTCAATAAATGTTGCATTGGACCTGTAGCACGACTATACATTTTATCAGCAACCATAATTTTTAGTCTCTGATAATAGGTAGGGCCAATAAATATTGATGTTTGGATTTGTTCACCTGTCATACCAGAATACATTACTTCGTTACCATTTCCTTCATATCCAAAACCCTCTAATACACTTGAGAACTCACGAATATCATTATTTTGAAATGGGGTGGCATCTCCTAGAAATCCCCCTAAACACGCACTTTTCCCCAGAATAACTTCAAGAAGTTGATTAATTGTCATACGACTTGGTATCGCGTGTGGATTAATAATAATATCTGGAACGATCCCATCTTTTGTGAAAGGCATTTCCCATTCAGGAATTACCATTCCACACATACCTTTCTGTCCACATCTTGATGAGAATTTATCACCGATCCCCGGGACTTTTTCTTTCCTAATACGTACCTTACACTTCCTTAAACCATCATTTTTTTTAAAAACAACAACTTTATCTACAATACCCGATGTTCCACGATTGACGCTTGTTCCACGGACTTTTGTTATTTCATTTCCTTCTGAATCAAATACTTTCGAACATTTCGCAATGATAATATCTTCGTCGGTTACATATGTATTTTCTTTCACAAATCCATTATCATCTAAATTTTCATAGCTACCAGTATTTAATTTTTGGACATTTTTTTCAAGTAGAGGATTACTGAAATATTCATTCTCTGTTTTTGTTTCTGTTTCATCTTCTTCATAACTTCTCAAATACAATGATTTAAACATCCCACGATCAATTGAAGATTTATTTAATAAAATACCATCTTCTTGATTATATCCTCCATAGGATGCAATTGCAACAACCGCATTAATCCCGTAAGGTAATTTATCTACATCTGTATATTTTTTATATCTAGTCGTTACAATTGGTCTTTGAGGATAATAGAGAATATGTGAAAAAACTTCAAACCTTGTGTTGTATGCTGATGAATAAACACCCACCGCTTGTTTGGTCTGTTGACACGAAAAAACATTTCTAGGGAACTGACTATGTTCCGGAAAGGGGATATTCAACGCGACCGCACTTAGGATTAAAGATGAATGGATTTCACAATGAGTATGATCCGCACCAATACTGAACATATCTCTTGAAATCAATGAATTCTCAGATTCTATAGAATCAATGTATTCTAAAGGCGCAGAGACCTCCTCCAAATAACCCAAATAGTCTTCATGTTCCGATTTTATTTTTTCAAGTTCTTCCTTAAAATATTTTGATGTATAAAAATCAACCTTTACACTATCATAATTATATAATAAACCATGAATTGCTTTATCCCATGATTCAATTAATGAATAATCTTTCTCAATTAACTTATTATATTTTTCACCATTCTTATTTGTTTTAAGATGAAAGATTGGTCTTATAATTCTTCCAGAATCACTAAAAACATGGAATTCGTTGCTCTGGATATTCCATGAAATAGATGTTGTAATATTAATAATACTATTGAGCTTTAATAATTTCATAAATCTTAATAACTCGTTTGGTTTAATATGGACTCCGACGAAACTACCATTCAAAAATACTTTTGTTGAATTCCAGTAATCTGTTGTAATTGTGTTTTTATTCGGTAAGACACCCCCATCAATTAGTGCTTCATAGAAACCATTAGAATCTATATTGGTGGTCACTCTCGCGATGATAGATAAATGATTCATTATCCCGACATTTCCACCATCTGGTGATTCTGTCGGACAAATAAACCCCCATTGTGAATTATGGAGTTTTCTCGGACCAAGCATTTTTGATCCTGAAGGTAATGAAATAGCAATTCTTCGTGTATGAGATAAAGTCCCCAACATAACATTACGATTGAGCTCCTGAACAATACCTTGTCTTGATGAAACACCTGTTCCAAACCTTGCTCCAAATGACTTGGTAATTGTGTTCAATACTTGGTTGCTGAAAATTTTCCCAACATTTAATTCATTAATAATTGTAGAGTAATCCTTATCCAATGACTCAAAATTTAATTTATATTCTCTATCAATACTTAATGATATATTTCTTTTAAAATTCCCCCACAATTCACGATATAATTCTAATAATAATGAACCAGGTAAATCAACTCTTTTATTTATATACGAATCGCGGTCAGTTTCATTCATAATACCGATATGTGTGAAGAGTATTTTTCTTACAACATACCCTAGATATTTCGCTTTAGCGCTATTATCATTCTTATAATTCGGGAATAAATTATTATTTAGAACATTGATTACATTAAAATTTTCTTTCCCCTTTGTATTTAATGATAAAAATTTAAATGCATTTTTCTGATTATAAATTGGTTGAGAACTTTTTACAGAAGGAAGGATTAGTTGAAATAATTTATCCTTCAATGATTCATCATCATTCTCATAAATTAGTAATGATAAGATCTTTTTATCCGTTTCATATCCAAGCGCCCTGAATAGAATAAATAAGGGAACATTACTATCTAATCCCAAAATTCTTACATTAAAAATGTTCTCAGACCGTTTGATTTCTTTGTTTCCAACTTTAACTTTAATATTTTTTCTGATATATGAAACATAATTTGTTCTAGATGATTGAAAACCTTCGGTTGATACTGATTTAATATTTCCTTGAAGAATAATATTATCTTCACCAGACTTATTAATATATAAAATATTATTTACCTTTTTTTCCTGTGATAACATAACTTTTTCTTTTCCTTTCACGATAAAATATCCACCCTGATCATAGGGACATTCACCAAATTCAGTTAATTTAATAGAGTCTACTTTATGTAATAAACACATTTTTGAATGGATCATTATCGGGATCTTACCCAAATCAACTCGTTCGAAATTCTTTATTACAGACTTTTCTTCGTCATGTAAGATATAATGAACGCCTATATTACAGAAAACATCTGTTGAATATGTCAAGGCCTTAAGTCTTGCCTCATTTGGATACATATATGACATTTTTTTTTCATCAGCATTATATATAGCAGGAGAAGATGTAAATATATTTTCCTTACCCTCTAATGGTTCTCCTGTATTAACATCTAACGTTTCTCCGAAAAATATTCTCATTTCATATGAAAAATCCTTATCCCCACCACCTCGTCGGTCTCCTTTATATAAAATGAAGGGATTTTCTCTACGGATGATATTATCAATACCATTTTCTTTGGAAAATATGAATTCATCAAAAGAATCAATTTGATGCTGTGACTTATAATATGATGTATCTCTGAAATATGTATCAATTATATCCCAAGGATTTATAAAATCTTTATCATCTAAAGACATATTAATTTATTATATGAATAGTTTTTATTTAAATATTTAAACTTTAAATTTAAATTTAAATATTTTGATTTAAATATTTTGATTTAAATATTGTTAAAAACATTGTTAAAAAATATGAAGAATCAATTATTCAGAAATATCCCGGATTTAAAATTTACTCTGGAATTATTATCATTTTTTGGTTTAAGTTCCTTGACAGATATTCACTCTTTTAATAAAATAAATTTAATGGATTTAAAAACGGTTGACAAAATTATTGAAAATATAGATCGTATTAGTAGTTATTATTTACCCTGTAAAGCAAGAGTCTATCTATCTAAATTAACAGAGAAAAAGTGTATCACGATTTTAAGACAATTTATTAAAGTCCATAATTATACTTTAATGTATAAAGAAAAATATTTAAATAGTAAAAAAAGTATTTATTATCAGGTTGTTCCAACTCAAATAGATATCAACACAGAAAAAGAAAAAGAAAAGAAAATTGTTATTTCATTTGATTAAAAATATATATAAAATGAATCAATTAATGATTATAGTTATTGCTTTGGTAGTTTTTTTTTATTTTGGTGGAAAATATGTTCCTAAAGTTCTTAAAGATAATAAACAAATTATGTTAGGTCTTGTTGGTGGTCTTGTTTTATGTTCATTTATGTGTAAGAGTGTAGAAGGATTTGTTGTCAGTAATGATTTGCCGGATCCCGCTCCCCAATTATTAGAGCAAGCGTGTAATTATTATTTACAAAATGGCGAAAATGACGAATATTGCAATTCAGAGAATCTAGTCCAATTTACACCTGGAAAGATTGCCGTCATCCGATCCTCAACCGGAGTTTCCAAAGAGTTTATCGCTAGTTACATAACAAATCAACAAATGCGTGATTGTGAATACTGTAGAACGTTACCGAGTCAAGGGTGTGAAGACAGATATTCTACAGAATTATGTAATCAATATATATCTTCTGGTACCCTTTCATGTGAAAATGATTTTGCACCAGGTGGATGTGATCTTTCATGCGGCTGCATGTGGTAATTAAATATTATCTATTTAATAACAAGGTTTAAATGATCTTCGGTGACCATCAATAACACCATATTCTTTTAAAGCGTCCATATGAACTTTTGTTCCATATCCTTTATTATTTTATTAAAAAGACAAATCACTAATTAATACAGGAAAATGATCGGATGGACTATTTCCCCGTGTATATATTTCCAGGGATGATGGTCTAATACCACAATCTTCTGTAAAATATTCAACATCATATTTATAACCTTCATCATGGTTATCGTTATTTCCTAATATAAAGTCTATTCGTTTGGGTTCATGGATTACTCCATAATCATGATTACAAACTGTTGGAGTTTCCGATACCCCCATAATAGACCAGTCTTCCGTGAATGTTTTTCTCATGTCTTCGAGATCATATCGATTCCGATTAGAATCACCACCCATGTATGCTTTGGTGTCCGAATAAGTTTCTTTAAATTCCATCATTTTTAAAGAGATAGCATTTAATAAGTCTTCGGCAGGTCTGTTTCCTTTACCGGAAAGATGAAATGAACATAAAATTAGATGTTTCCCACCGACCTTTTCCTGTAGAACAACAATGATAGCATTTTTTCCATCATATGTTGAATAAGTATCATCGCATACTTGATATTCTTCTATTTTTTTATATATATTCGTATCCCAGATAATAGCAGTAGTTGTGCTGCTCCCAGGGACTGAAAGCCACGTATCCAGAAGATAACGTTCATCGTCTCTTGACCCTGATGAACCACCCAATTTTGAACGATGAGAGTCTGCTAATTGATTCATAGCTACAGTTTCCATTCCCTTTATCATATATCTTGAAATACAACTATTACTGACTGAAAAACTGTAATGCGGTTTTTTAACCATAAGTTCCTGAATTAAAAATGGTTCTACTTCCTGAAGGAGAGAAATAGTAGATGAATCTTTTGTTAGATAATCTATGATTTTGTTGTATCTATAGTTTCTGATTATTTCAGGTTCGGGTTGCCTGGTCTTCGGCGAGATGATATGGTATACAAATTCACTAGATAAAATATTATATGAAGTTAAAGAAAATTTATTTTTCTCTTTTTTCTCTTTTTTCTTTTTTCCTCTCGTTTTTTCACTACTTTTTCCTTTTCCTCCTCCATTTCTTCTTTTTGAAGATTGATTCATTCTTCTTCTTTTCGTTCTTGAACTAACTCTCGTTTTGGGACATTTTTTTGATCTTCTCCTAGGCATTGGTTTATACTATATTCTTAGAAAATATTTCTAATAACAAGGTTTAAATGATCTTCGGTGACCATCAATAACACCATATTCTTTTAAAGCGTCCATATGAACTTTTGTTCCATATCCTTTATTCTTTTGAATTCCGTATTTTTCTAAATATGAATTTTTTTCAACTAAATCAACAATGTAATTGTCACGATATGTTTTTGCTAAAATACTCGCTGCAGCAATTGATTTATATGTATCATCTCCTTTAATCACACATTCATGTTCTAAAAAATCTTCTGAATTCTTGTCATAATATTGTTTAAATTTATCACCATCAACCAAGATTAAGTCTGGTGTTATCTTTTCAGTGATTTCATCTAAACATGAATGCATCCCATCAATGGTACACTCTAAAATATTCTTTTTATCAATTTCTTCGTGTGATACCAATTGTATGGAATACGCTTTACAATTCTCAATAATATAATCATAACATTTTTTCCTGAATTTCTCTGTGCACTTTTTAGAATCTTTTAAAACAATATCAGGATTTGGATCCTCATCTAACCATACAACCGCCGCAACACAAACTGGGCCGAATAAACATCCGCGCCCAGCTTCATCAATCCCTACCTCTATTTTATCTTTTGTATGGTATTGTTTTAACATTTTTATCTTTTTTATCTTTTTATTTATATAAATTAACGTTTGTTTAATAAATTTGTCAAATTTTATTTAATGATTTTAAAATATTATTATTAATAATAATAAACATGTTACTGAATCAATACTTATTTAATCGCGCATTAATAAAAAGGAAAAATGATAAAAATAAAAGAGGATTGGATTCTTTAACTCCTAAGACAAGTTTGGACGGATTATCTATTAATTTACAAAAAGAATTACTCAAAGAAGAAAAACCTGACGAATTTAAGAAAGTTGTTATCAAAGATAATAAAAAAGAACTAAGTAAAAAGAAGCCCGAAGATGATAAAGAAAAAGAAGATGATAAAGAAAAAGAAGATGATAAAGAAAAAGAAGATGATAAAGAAAAAGAAGATGATAAAGAAAAAGAAGATGAAGAGTTTTCTCACGTTTCTAATGTTGAAAATGAAGAGGATGATAAAGGAGTAATACTTGACCTTGAACACGACGAAGAGTTTGAAGTGATTGATAATGAACAACAAGAAGATTTAGAAGGTGAAAATGATTTGATTGAAAGTCCTGATAAAGACCAATCTGGGGGTGGTTTAAGTGATATTAAGAAAGTTGTTGTTTCTTTCTTTTAAAATATTAGAATCCCAAACTTATTAATTCGTGGGCTTTTTTCACAAACGCATCTGCCATCACTTGAACATATGGGTATTTAATATTTTCATTATTTACATACGATCCAGCATCTTGATGTTCTACTTCATTTAAAAAGTAGTTCGTTGGAGAATGTTTTAAATTATTCATACAGCATGTAAAGTCTGTTCTCACCATTACTGGTTTCACAATCTTCCCACCAACTTTTATTTTTGGGAGTGTATTGAATGCATCAAAACCAATTTTCTTACACTCGTCTAATACTTTTTTATTAGTTACATTTTTAACTTGATAATCATCTCCACCACGATCAATTGTATTGACTGCATAAGAATACTCGCCTTGGATCCAGTACATTTTGATCTCACCATATTTCTGAAATCCTTTGATTAATTCTTGAATTAGGAATTTAGGATAATAATCTTTATTTTCATCAAAATATTCTGTTATAAGTAATGGGTTTTTAAGAACTTCTTTTAAAATAAATCTTTCGACACCATAAGCAACCGTCCCCCCAACAGGTTTAATAATGAATTCTTTCCAACCTTTTTTTTGAATTGATTCAAGTATTTTATTAACATTGTATTTCTCAACAATAATCGTCGGTGAAACAGGGATCCCTTTTTTATGAAACTTAGTTAGATAAACATCTTTGGCCCAAACAAATTCTAAAAAATTCATAGGAGGAAATACCTTCGCATTTGGATTTCCGTATATCCCTTTTAATAAATCATATCCTTTGGAACCTTCAAACTTCTTTATATAAGGTTCGGAGACCATTTGATTAATACAATCATAACCTAATAAAAAATTTACATCATTCTTTTTTAGCCTTTCTAATGATATTTCTTTCGGTAGAATAATATCAACTGAAACATCTGGATAAGACTCTTTGATAGACATAGCAACAGCTACATCTGTATTTAGAGAATCGTTTACCAAGTATTTTTTAGGAGTTAAATCGTATAAATAATCGTCGTCATATATTTCATCATCTTTCCCAACAATAAATCCTATTTTCATTATAATATTATATTATATTATTTTTATTATTATTATTATTATTATTATTATTATTATTATTATTTTTATCATTCATTATAACTTACTAATCTTTCAATCATTATATCTTTGGTTGATTTACTAACACCTTTAATCCCTTTTTCCTTACACATTTCTCTTAACTCGGGACATGTCATCCCACTTAATAACTCTTGTGAAATAATATTACTTTGATTTGATACTTCATCAATTAAGTTTTCCACTATATCCGGAATTTCATCAGTTATCTCTGGTTCTGGATCAGGGACAGGGACAGGGA